TTATGAAATGAAAGAGTTGGGGGTAAAACCAAATACCTTTACCTCTGAATTTGAATTACTTGACCCTAATAGTAGATTAAATGATGATAGTAATTTAGCAAAAATTATTGCAGAAAAATTTGAAGTGTTTAACAATACAGTAAATCAAACACAACAAGATTATGTTGACGCATTAGAAGATACCTTTTATGCGTTAGAAGAACCAAGACAAGGTAAATCTTTTCCCACATATTACAATACAAATAAGTTTATTGCACAAAATAATATAACTGTTACATTATCTGGTGATGGTGGTGATGAATTATTTGCTGGTTATAAACATCACAAAAAACCTCAATGGAGAAGAAAGTTGGGTGGTTTATCTATGAATAATAGAAGACTAGAAAATCCAGAAATACAATGTAGTATAGATGACATGATGGACTATTTGTATGATTGGTTACCTACAACACCCATGACAGGTGATGAAGTGAATGATTTTTTATACATTGAAAGTTTAAATGCCCTAGCTGAAGACTTTTTAATTAGAAATGATAAGTTAGGTATGGCGTTTAGTATGGAAGGTAGATTTCCATATATGAATAAATGTATAAGAGATTATGTTAGAGCAATACCTGGTAGTTTAAAAACACCAAAAGAATTTCATAAAAAACCTTTACATGATAATAAATTGTTACAAAAACAAGCTTATAGAAATAGATTACCAAACAAGATACTATCTCATGTAAAAACAGGTTGGCGTTTTCCTACAGATGAAATAATAGTTGGTGATATATTTAATCCAGCTCCTAATAATGGTTTATTAAAAGATTATATTAGAGAAGTATTAAAAGATAAAGAATTACAAGATTTGTTTGAATACAATGATGATGACATTGAAAATCAATTTTTAAATAATAAAGAGTTTCAGGAGAAAAGTCTAAAAAATAAAAGGTCTATTGGTCTGTATGCTCAAAAAGAATTGTTTATTATATTAAACTTTGCAGTATGGAAAAAAGTATATAAGGTACAAATATGAAACTACTAACAATTACAACTTGGAATGATAAACTATATAAAGAATTTGCACACAGATTTGAGGCAACTTATAACTGGTCATGGCCATATACAGTATTTAATGAAGATGAGGATATGTATGACAAAATACCAGACTTAAAAAAGTTTGTAGATAGAAACAAACATAGACCAGCAAAAGATTTCTTACAAGACGCAGTTAGATTTAGTTATAAGGTTTATGGTTATTGTCATGCCATAAAACAATATGCTGATTATGATTTTATTATGGGTGTTGACGCAGATAGTGTATTTTACCACCCTATGCCTGAAAAGGTTGTAGCTGAGAAACTATATAAAGAAGATTGCATGATGACTTATCTTGGTAGAGGTGGTCAATATAGTGAATGTGGTTTCTTAGGTTTTAATATGAAACATCCAGAGATACAAAATTACGCAGATGAAATGTTAAGAATGTACAATAGTGATGACATATATAAACTAATAGAGTGCCACGATAGTTTTGTTTGGGACCATGTAAGAATTAAATTTGAAGAAGAAAGAGATGTGATGAATAATAATATAGGCGACCACAAGAAAGCCCATGTTCAAGCAAGGTCAGTTTTAGGAATGTATTACGACCATACAAAAGGACCTAGTAGAAAAAACCAAGGCTTTAGTGGCGAAAATCAAATGGTATTAAGGGCAGGTAGAAAATGAAAGCAGGAAAAATATGGGGAATGACAGAATTAATCCATGCAAATGGTGTTTTAGAGTTTCATAGAATTGAATATAAAAAGAATGTTGCGTGTAGTAAACATAAACATGAATTTAAATGGAATGGTTTTTTTGTAGAGTCAGGTCAAATGGTAGTCAAAGTATGGCAAAATGATTATGACTTGGTAGATGAAACTGTTTTAAATCCAGGTGACTTTATGCAGGTTAAACCTGGTGTCTATCATCAATTTATAGGCAAAAAAGATGGTGTAGCGTTTGAGTTATATTGGGCAGAGTTTGACCATAATGATATTAAACGAGAAAGTGTCGGGCAAAGGGTAAATGATTAACATATTTGTAGGTTATGATAGTAAAGAAAAGGCTGCTTTCAGCACACTTGCTTATTCTATATTAAAGAATTCAAGTAAGCCTGTTGCTATTACACCTATTTACTTGGAAAATATCAAAGATGATTTTGTAAGAGAAAGAAACAATATCTCTAGTACAGAGTTTTCATTTAGTAGATTTATTATACCACATTTAATGAACTATCAAGGTTGGGCATTGTTTATGGATTGTGATATGTTAATGAAAGCTGATATTAATGAACTATGGAGATTGAGAGATGATAGTAAAGCCATCCAGGTTTGTAAACATAACTATGTACCAAAACACAATAAAAAGTTTTTAGGTCACACACAAACTGTTTATCCAAAAAAGAACTGGTCTAGTTTTATGTTGATGAACTGTAAGAAGTGTACAACACTTACACCAGATTATGTGAACAAGGCAAGTGGTTTAGAACTACATCAATTTAAATGGTTAGAAACCGAAGAACTAATTGGTGGTTTGCCATTAGAATGGAACTGGTTAGTTGGTGAATACACAAAGAAAGAAGATGTTAAGAATGTCCATTTTACAGAGGGCGGTCCTTGGTTTGCTGATTACAATAAGGTTGATTATGCTGACGAATGGCTAGAATATTATAACGAGCAACAAATATGATAGACGGATTTGAAACAAGAGAGAGTACAGATATACCTGTTAGAGCTTTAGTTAAAAGTGCTAAAGGTAATTTATATAAAAGACCTGGTAGTAGTGTTGAACCATACATAACTACAATGTGGGATTATAACCGTAACTTTTTAAGACCAGTTGCTGTATTTGGCATGTTGCGTGGTACAGGACAATTAGTAGAAGAATGTAGTAGAGATGGTCAAGACTTTTATTTCTTTGACCATGCTTATTTGTTTGGTAACAAACATAATGTATCCAGAGAAGTTGGTGAAAAAGTATATAGATTAACTAAAAACTATTTTCATATTAGAGATATTAAGAAATTAAATAAACCTGATTATGAAAGAATAGAAAAGTATAGACCTTTTGTACACATGAAACCTTGGAAGTATGAGGGTGATTATATTCTTTTTATACCACCTAGTGACCATGTAAGAGCATATTATTATTTTAATAGAGATTGGGAAAAGAATACTTTAAAAGAAATAAAGAAACATACTAGAAAAGAAATTAAAATTAGAACTAAAGATAGTACAGAATCATTAGAAAAAGATTTAGAAAATGCCTATTGTACAGTATCATATCAATCAACTGTAGTTATAGAATCTATAATGTCAGGTGTACCTAGCTTTTGTGCTAATGAATCAATGGGTTTACCGGTATCATTAACAGACTTATCACAAATAAAGGACCCTTTATATTGTGGCGATAGACAAGAATGGATAGATTCATTATTAGCAAATCAATTTACAATGTCAGAGATTGAAAACGGAACGGCGTGGAAGTATGTTAGTAACACATAAAATTAAATGGCAACAATGCTTATCTCACCAAATTTGGCCTTATATAGAAAAAGGTTGGAAAGATGAAGATAGAAATATACACTTCTTTTGGGGTTTAGCAGGTTCTAATATACCTGAAATAGCTGAGTGTGAAAGACTTGGTGAAGAATGGTGGTATGTAGATGTGGGTTACATTACAGACCAGATTACAAGATATCCTAATCCAATTATTCATAAACCAGATAGTACATACTTTAGAATTATTAAAGGTCATATCCATACACAAATTATGGCACCAGGTAATGGTGATAGATATGAAGATTTAAAAGATAGAGGTGTTGATACAAGTATAGAAGATTGGAAAAATAATGACGGTCATATTTTATTATGTCCTTCATCTCCTACTGTTACATTTAGACAAAATCATATATCACAAGAAGAATGGATTACACAAACAGGTAATAAATTATTAAAATATACAGACAGACCAATTAGAATGAGAAACAAACCACGGCCTGGTAATGAGTGGTGGGGAACAGATATAAAAGATGAACTAAAAGGTGCTCATGCTTTGGTAACTAATATGTCATTGTCAGCTATTGACGCAATTAAATTAGGTATACCAGCATTTACAGATATAGATAATATTGCTTCGCCTGTATCAAATACAGATATAAGTATAATAGAGAATCCAATGAAACCAAATAAAGAAATTATCAAAGAGTGGATAGATTGCGTTGTAGAAAATCAATTTACACTTGAAGAAATTGGGAGTGGTGTTGCTTATGAAACACTTAAAAAACAAAATGAAGATAAGGTACTATAGAGATTTAAATGGTGCAAGATGGCTAGGCTTCGGATTGGCAATGATAAGTGTTTACATTTTATCAAGTGCCAATATTGCGACACAATGGGTTGGTTGGACTTTTAGTATAATCGCCTGTGTAATGTGGGTATATTTTGGTTGGAAAGATAGGGACTGGCCAAGAATGTTAATGGAATTTATGTATTTAATAATGAGTATGAGGGCGGTATACAATTGGCTGATAATATGAGATTAAAAGGACCTTTTAAAAACTTTGCTTGTGTCTGTTATGGTGACAAGTATTCACTAGACTATGTTCAAAAACTGTACAACATGGTACAGAGAAACACCACATATCTACACAACTTTTATTGCTTTACTGATAATGTAAGAGCTCACGATTGGCTAGAAGGCCATATTAATATAAGACAATTTCCAGAACATGATTTACAAGGTTGGTGGAATAAAATGCAACTGTTTCATCCTGATAATGGCATTTCTGGTGATACTTTATACATGGATTTAGATGTTGTTATTACAGGCAACATAGATTGTTTCTTTGATTGGGAACCTAAAGCTGATTTTGTTGGTATGAATGACTTTAATCCACAGACCAAGATATTCAACTCCAGCGTGTTTAGATTTAAACACGAACCAATGACTAGAAAGCTATGGAAACCTTTCATTGAACAGAGGGCGAACTGGCTTAAAATGGCAGGTGACCAGAATGTGATATCGAATATCATATTGAAACACAAAGAAACCAGGTCGTTTCCTGACGCTTGGACACAATCATATAAGTGGTACGATAGAAGTGGTACCAGATATCATAAAGGTAAGTGGACTTTCGAACATAATGGCGAATCGTTGGTAACCGTGTTTCACGGACAGCCAAATCCACACGAATCCGACATGGAATGGGTCAAAAACGCTTGGAAATAACACTTTCCTAGCTGTGCAGATTGTCGCACCATCTAAAACCTAGACCTGGTCTCAAAAAGTTATACAAAAAAAGCGCCAAAAAGCGAAAAAAGTGCTTGCTTTAGGTTCCAGGTATGATAGGATATGTGTATATGATAAAGAAATACACAGAAAAAAAACATCAAATAATGGTTAAAAAACATGAAAAAAGGCTTGCCAAGTGTAAGCAATACCTGTATAATAACCTTATTGATTTACTAATGAACAACTTAAACACTAATAAAGGAGAAACACACTATGTCTAAAGTTAAAAACTACTATTGGGACGAAGCTGAAAAATTTGTTGACGCCGTTCTATTAAAACTAAAAAACAACGAAATCAGCAAAGCTGACGCTAAGAAAGAAATCTTGGAATCAAATGTTGCACTTGATTTAGTTGATATCAACGCTTACAACATTGACGAAGTAATCGACATGGAAATGGAGATGGCTTAATGTCAAAAGGTAACTCTTTAAATCTAGTATATGGTATTGAGTATCAGGATCCTGAAGAAGGATACGATTACTTTTATGTCTATCATACTATATTCAGAAATGTACCTTTAAGTCAATTGAAAAGACTTAACGACAAGAATTTACACAAGAGAGTAAAAGCTTTCTGTGATAAGAATTACAAAGAAACGGCTTCAAATGCCACAGGTCATACTAAAGTTGAAATGATACACGGTGACCATTATTATGAAACATATGCAGATGTATTCGGTAAAGAAACTGTACAAGGTGACAACGCATTATACCATGACTTTGGTCAATTGTGGAATAAAAGACAATTCTTTAAAAGAGATTTTAAACCTGACTTCACTAGTCAGTACGAACATAAACACTTAAACAAAAAAATAGGAGGATACGCTAATGATAATTAATGTAGGAGATAAGATACTCGCAAATAAGGGTAGAATAGGTGAAATCATCAATATCGGTATTGCAACTGAAAAATCAGATATTGCAGCTGAACTAGATACTTCACTTAATGCAAAAACATATGACACAGATTTAATGTATTGTGGCGCTGTAACATATACAGGCGACAATGGTACATACTGGTGTTACTTCAATCAGATAGAAGAAAATCTAACTGCTAAAGAAGATTCAGATGTTGATGTACAATTAAATTTAGAAAACGAACAACTGTTAGGAAAATAATGAAATATAATGAAGATAAAATACTACAAGAAATAGGTACTTATATTAAAGGTACTTATGGTCAACACTATGCTCAAGTAAGTAAAGGTACACAAGTACAAGACTTATTAAGAAGTGTAGGAATTGACAAAGATTTCTGTCAAGCCAATGCAATCAAATATTTGTGTAGGTTCGGCAAAAAAGATGGTCGTAATAGAAAAGACCTTTTAAAAGCTGTACACTATATTGTACTATTAATGAATTCAGAGGACCAAAAATGATTGATGAAACAATTGTAATTGAAACTTGTAATAAAGTATTAGACCAAATAGCTGATAAAGATTATGATGGTGCTATTGATACAATTTCTAAGCTCAGAGCAGATAATCAAAAGAAAGTTGATGAATTTGACAAATGGGCAGAGGAAGAGAGTAAAAAACAAGAGAATATGGCTGTTCCGGACGATATTGGCCAGGACGGCGGAGTGGAGAACTTTGGTTAAACTCGATATTATGGGCTATACAAACACCTTCGACAGCTTCGATTCGCCAATCCTGGCGCATCCTGGCGCTTATTTTTTCCAAAAAAGCGAGGAAAATCACGCTTTTTATTGGGGCTTGCCATTTTTGGCAATTTATGATACTATTAAGACATTATTAACACACAAACAGAAAAGGACTATATGACAACAACATTTAGATACAACAAAGAAATGATTTACGCTGAATTCGAACAAGCAAAACAGAAAGATATTTCTTTATCTAATAAAAAAACACTAGACGAAAAGACTAACGATATCTTTACTAATAGGATTGCAATGTTAAAAGAACACGGCGACCTTAAATTCAAATCACCTGAAATTTATGACGGTGTAGATATCAACTTCAATAGATTATTGATTGCATACGAGTCTCCAAATCCAAGAGACCACTTTTATAGAAGTGTATTTGGTAAATCATTTGAAGAACATAGAATA